TAACATCGCCAGTCTTTACTAACTCCTTTGCCTCTCTAACATTTCTATCCCAATCACTTAATGGGGATAATGCCGCAATAATTCCTGCGCCACGTTTTGTGTCTCCACCACCAAGTTTGGTTGCTTCCTCATGTGCCTTTTCATACCATTGATGTCCGCCTTCAACAAATGCGGGAGATGCTTCACGGTACTTTTTAATAACGTTTTCTACATGGTCTTTAAACTGTGCTTGAGCAATATTCTGATCCCAACGACCGTGGGGATTTACTCCAAAGTAAGCCATATTATGCCCACGCAGGTCTCAAATAAGCAAGCATTGCTTGACGTCTTGCGTTAATTTCTCCAGGCTGATCTGCAACAGTGTTTGCTTTACCATCATTTACTAAATGAGGAGCAGGAGTTAGTTGTGTCTGTGGTGCGCTTCTTTCTGATCTATAAACAACTGCACCATTTATATTTACTAACTTTGCTTTCATTTGACGTTCAATGCCAGTCATTGGATGTATTTGTTCTGGCCAATAATACATAGAAGGTTCAATGCGCTCACCCTTGTGAACACCACGTTGATAGGCCTTCTGATTTACACGGTTCTTAATAGAGTCTAATAAACGATCATCTCTTCGAGATCGCATTGTTCCAAGATAACCATCTGGATATTCTGCAGAAGGAATACGACCAATACCCATGCGAGATTCATCAATTGCACTACGGGCTATAGGAGTTCCTGCACCACCCTGATTGTTATAGCCGTAAAGACCTCCACCACCAAGAGATTGCCAGTTTTGTGATGCTGAAAGATTATTAACTCCACCAGCCATTACACACCTCTATCTCTGCGGTTTTTTGCAATGGTTGCATAAACCTCATTTACTGAAATTTTTTTACCTTTATATGTAGAACCACGACTTATCTGAGATTGTTCTGCAAATTCTTGAGCCTTTGGTTTTGGTTCCATTCTTTCATACTCTGCTGTTCGATGTGCGCTTGCTACAAACTCTGGATTAGATTCAACACCAGGAACTTTGCGACCAAAATAAACATTACCACCCTGTGGGCGTCTTACATCTGTTCCACCTAAATCATAACCAGCAATTTGTTTGTTTTCTACACCAGCAGTGCGTGCACCTGGAAGGGTACTGTGTTTAACACTTATATCTGCAAATATTTTTCCACCAGTTTTCCATGCACCCTGATAAACATCGCCTGTTGCTTTTGTTTTATTTTCTTTTTTAAAACTCTTTGCTTGTTCTGCAGTATATGGTGCGTCAGTAATCTTTTCAGCACCAGGAATTGAAACCATAACTCCAGGACCTTTAGGAGATTCACCAGTCTTAAAACTTCTGCTGGCTCCACCTTCGTTGGCTAAATTAGCAAATTGTTCATTACTAAGCATTTGGGTTTCTACCACCAGAGTTAGGTGTAACTGATGTATTTGTAGAAGTATCATCCCAATTAAATGTTGTGCCAGCAGTTTTTTTAGATAATGATAAAGGTCTACCACCACCAATGCTTCTATTTTTCCATGCAGTTGCTTGAGCAGCAGATCCTGCTGTAGAAGAACTAAATGATAGCGGCGTATCTACATCTGGCGTTTGTGGCGTCATCGAGTTGTTAGCGCCGAATTGTGAATTCGACAATGATGCCATTTTAGTAGTCGCTGCCCATTCCACCTTGGAAGTTAGGATTTTGACGTCCTGATACAGAGGGAATAGTTCTTGCATTAGTCATAGTTGAACCTGCACAAGGATCAATGCAAGGCATTGATGCAGTAATTCTATGTGCAGCACCTTTGCGCTCAGACGCTGCGGCATCTGCTACAAGTACATTCTTTCTATTTGCTTTTGTACCATACATTGGCTGTGCTGCTTGAGTATTCTTCTTTGGCATCAATGTACCAACAGAAGGTGTACCACTTACATTAGTAAATGTTGCATTTGCACCAGATGGGGTGTATTGATCTGGGCTCATATCTTTTTTCATTTTAGTACCTGCTGACTCTAGATGGTTTGAAGGTGCGCCCATGCGACGTCGCATTGCGTGACCCATATCTGTCCAATTTGCCATGGTGACTCCTTAGTGTATGTCTAAGGATAGAACTAAATTAACTTGCTGTAATGACGAATACAATGGCGGAAATTTCTCCGTCACGAGATTCAATAGTGGTAAAGCCTGGTTTGCAGGTTAAATCTAAACCTCTAGGGGCTACATAGCCACGAGATATAGCAATTGCTTTTACTGCTTGGTTTACTGCCCCTGCACCTACAGCACGTAACTTTACTTCGTGCTTTTCGTAAATAGCATGAGCAATTGCTGATGCAACGCTTTGAGGATTTGAACTTGCACTAACTCTTAAAAACGGTTCGTCATTAGAAACAGGGATTTCAGGTGAAGTTGTCATGTCTAGTAGTCCTTTGGGTCGAATTTATGTACCGCTCCTAGAATATAGGGTAAGGCTAAAGTCTTGGGGCGTCTCTGTATTTAGGATCTTTCATTTGTTCGGCAACTGCCTTCTCGACCTCATTATAGAAGTTTTTTCCTAAGAGCCTTGCAAGAGCGTAAGAATCTGCGGCATTGTCATCATTAAATTCTATGCCCCATCTCTTGTATATTTGTAGCAACATCTCTTGTTTTTTTGCATTACCTTTTCCTGCAGCAAACTTTTTTAAGGTCATAGGTGGAACTTTTAAGGGAAATTTTCGAGGATCATCCTCTTCAAAATAATCAAAAATAGTTAGTCTGACGGTGGCTGACAACTCTCCCAATACGAGGGCTGCATGACTAGCAAGAACGGTGCCCTCCATTGCTATGTCTAAAATTGTATTATTATTTTCTTCAAGATAATCTAGATGATCTACTAACCATTGTCTAATATCAGCAAGTCTTTCAATTCCAAAATAAGGTGATTTATAAACCCATGTAATATATTTTGTTGGATCATCAAATTGAAGTGCGGTTAATGCAAAGCCAGTAAGTGATTGATCTATTCCTATTGTTACGTTGCAGTCTTTAGGTAAATTACCATCAATCGCTTTGGTTGGCACGGCGTTCTCTTTCATCTATGACCATTTGCACAGTCCCTAGATAACCCGCCCCATCAACTAGGTTGTCTCTCTTTTGTTGGTGAACTTCACGGCAAATTTTTACCCAAGCCATTGCTAATCCAACCTGCTCTTCTGTTACATCTGTACCAAAAATTACTTCCCAACCTTTAGCAATACGATTAAAATTATCTAATGGATGATCATAAGATTTGTTACGATCTCCTGTAATTAATCTTTGAGCCTCTTCAAGTATTGTTTCTTTATCCAAGTTCAAAGTATGCTCCTTTTATTAAATAATTACTTGCTGGTTTTGTTAAAGATAGCAAGTAATCATATGTCTCTTTAAATGAGTTACGTTTGTTTAGTGACCACCAAGCAGAAAGTGCTGCAGTTGAATTGGATGTTCCGACAGATGTTTTAATAGAGTTATCTAACATGCGAGAAATGTAGTTGTCTGGAATGTAGATGTCTACTTTTCCTTTTGCGTTACTGTATGTTTGAATAGTTCCTCCAGAGGTAACTGCTCCAACAGAGACTACTTCTTTCCAACATGCTGGAGTAAAAACTTGTTTTGTATTGCCATCATTCCCAGCAGCGGCAATTACAGGAACATTTACTTTCTTTAAAAGACTTACTTGTTTTTTAAATGTGGTTGACACATTGCAGGTGTTAAAGGTATTGCCTTGAGAGAGACTTACAACAGAGATGTTGTATTTCTTTTGATTCTTTGTTATCCAAACCAATGCATTATCAATATCCTCTGTGTAATAATCTGCGGGTTTTCCTTTTGGATCTATACCGACAATTCTAATTAAAATAACTTTTGCTTTAGGATTAACTTGAGTAATTATAGAAAGCATTCGAGTGCCGTGGCCTAAAACTTTGTTATTAGAAACGGGGATATTAGCGGCCCCTTCACCTTCCATAAATTTTTTGCCATTTGGACAGGTGAATTCAGAAACAATACAAACCTCATACACAACATTATTTTTAAATAACTCTGTATTTGTTCCAGAATCTATAACTGCTATAGATTCTAAAGAGTCTGCCTGTACTGGTACTACCTGTAAGCCAAGTAGTACCAGCGCAAGAACTAAGGATTTTTTAGTCAATTAACCAGCCATTAAGTAAGGTATAAAATCTATTTAAATACCTTTCTATTAATGCAAGTTTGCCTTGGATGTTTGCTTGAAGTTGAGCCCTTGTTTTTGGCGTTTCAAACACTGCCATTTCTTTTATCAAACCATCAGTTGCAGAAATAGTTGCTCCAGTAGTTGGTGTGATTTTTGGATTAAAAATCATTTGACCATCTACAAAATTGTCTGGACCAAAAGTAACTTCAGTTGAATCAATTGTGGTTACTAAAGTTGCGGTGTCAACTGTTTCGGTTCTAGTTACTGGCACAGAGCCTTGTGTAAATACTTGTGCTTGTGAATCGTATCTAACAACCTGCTCTGGTGTTGGATTTTGTGTAAAAACACTTCCTTGATTTTGTCCAGTTACAGGATTAGCAGGAACTTGTAACACTAATTTTTGTCCTGCCCAAGGAGTGTCGCTTGGCATTGTGCCATTCCATGAACCAGATGATCCACAAACAGAGGCCTGACAAACAATTACGTTTGTAACAACCCCAGATGAATCTACAACAGCGTATGTTGCTTCACCTTCTCCTGCATTAGCAGGTATAGCAGAAACGTTTACTAACGCAAATGCTATTAACAATACTTTACTTATTTTTTTCATGTTATGAATGTATCCCTCCGTCCCATGCGGGACTCGTTTGTTCTCCGTGTTATTTCCCTCGAAACTAAAGTAATGTCTCGTTCTTGATTTGAGAGCATCATCTCTAAGATCTTGCGATAAGCATACCGCTCCTCATAAGTATCTCCTAATTGGATAATCTCTGGATCGGTAGCAATCTGAGCCTTGGCTAAACTTACGGTTGAGCCTTTTGAGGCTGCTCCCATTTTGAGTATTAGCAGTTTGTTCTCAGCCATGTCTAAGGCTCTCTGAGCCTCACGCTCACTAAGTTGAGCCTGAACTAATTGCGAAGCAAAGTAATCGGCCCAACCAGTAAGAGTAGTAAACATTATGGCTAAGTCTTCACTGCTCAACTCTGTAATGTCAGGTGGTAATACTGCCTGTTCGTACTGTGGCTTTGGTAGGGCAAGACCCCTCTTCATTAAGACTTCTATCTCACTCATTACTTTCCAATCAAAGAACAGTATTTACAACCAGCAGGATCAACATTACAGGCAGGTGAAACACCTGCATCAACTGCATCTATTACTTTTTGTGCAGCATTAAAGATTCTTTCTACTACGTAATAGTCAGACTTAATTGTGAACTCTTTATAATCTTGGTCTGCTTTTAATTCATAAATAAAAACAATTTCATTAGGAGCATCCTCGCCAAATTGTCTTTTGGCTAACTCTAAGTACATCTGTCCTTGAAGTAAGTGAGTTCTAAATGGACGACGAATATTTTTCCAAGCCTTTGTTAGGTCACCATCTGCATCGTAGAGTAACTCTGGCGCTTCAAATCTTAGTGTTCCTGCGCCAATGGATTTAATTTCAATTAAACAATCATCTCCAATACCTTTGACCCAGCCATCTGCATGGCCATGAATACGAAGAGGTTCATAAACTAGGGGAACTTCTTTGTACTCAAATACTGAAGGGCCACTATTTACCTCAGAACTAACTCCCCATTCAGATTTATCATCTGTTTCACAGTACCAGTTCCCATATAAGACACCCATATCTGCTAATCGATTTTGCCATTTAGCATGGATGAAATGTCCTTCATCAAATATATTTTGAAGGCGAAGATTAGGTTTTTCTTTCTTGGCCTTACCACCATTTAATAGATAATAAGCATACTTGTGACACCAGTCGGCTTTAATAATTTCAGAAGGATGAAGTACGTCCGTCCTTCTATTTGACTCTGGCTGTCTCATTAGGTGACGTTCTATGTCTCCTATTAATCTAGTATCAGCCTTTTTAGTATCAAGGAACTTCTGTAAGTCTGTCTTAGGTGTTGCCATTAGTATTCCTTGTCTGTACTGAAAATAAATTCTTTTAGGGACATTTTCTTTTTGTATTTCTTTTGCCACTTTCTCATTAAAGCATTACGTTCTCTGTGGCTTAACCCACCCCAGATTCCGTGTGGCTCATCTCTTTTAACGGCATCCCACAAACATTGGGCCCGTACTGGACAATGGTTTTTTCCTGTCTCACCGAAACAAAATGCTTTGGCCTGATCAGCAATGTCTTTGTACTGCTCTTTATCACGAGGAGGGTAGAAGATGTCGGTGTCTTGTCCCGAACATCTTGCTTCGTATCTCCAGGCATACTCTGGTTCATCCATGTGTTAGGCATCCTTGACTTTCTCTAGCATTTCTATGAAGTCGTCTTCAAGAAGAACCACGTAGTTCTCTCCATCTAAATGGATACCAAGTACTGGCATTCTTCCATCTAGAATTGCCTCTCTTACTATTTTCTTTAAGACTATAGACTTTATAGTAGTCTGTTTTTTACCAGTCCACTTATGTTCAATCAGCAGGTCGGCTGATCTTACATCGCCTTTACGTGACCAAAACGCACCAGAAGCAGCATTACGAGAACCGTTAATTTTTTTAGCAAGTCTTTTCTCATGCTTCTGAGATTGTTTTTGTCCTTCAGTCTTCAAGTTCTATTTTGCCACTCTCGTAGCCCTCCAGCAAACGAGGAACAATATAGAACATTGTTTCACGCCAAAAACAAGGAGAACAACCACAAAAAGGTTCTCCTGAAAGCGTTTCTAGAATTTCATCTTCGTCACCTTCCCATACGGCTTCAAAAAGCATATCTGTATAAGTTTCTACACCTTTTTCTAAATCATGCGCCCATGCTTCATCGTTTACTATAAATTTTTTACCTTCAATCATTGTCAGAACCTCCAGCCATCGGTACATCGGAGGAACTAAGTACAACCTTTTGTAGTTCTTCCTTGAGATCAATTTCGCCACGGATACTATCAATGACTGGTTCAATTCCCTGCCACTTTCTTTCTCCATAGTAATACCACCCACCTTTACGATCTATTATTCCTTTTACAACTGCTAGTGCTGCAATTTCTTTTGCAAAATCGTATTCTCCTGGTAAACAATGGCCTCCATCTGCAAAATAAAAATCAAAATAAGCAACTCTTTGTGGAGGTGCTGTTTTATTTTTTAATGTTCTAACTTTAATTCTTTGTCCAATACGAACTTTATTACCGCTAGGTCCAACCTCAATCCATTCGTCTCTGCGGATCTCACATCTTGTAAAGAAGGCATAATTTTTTCCTTCTCCTCCTGGAGTTGTTCTTGGGTCGCCATGCATTACGCCAATCTTCATTCGATATTGGTTAATTATTAATCCTAAAACAGGACGTTCATCTTCTACAAGACTTCTTTTAATTGCAGAACCAACAACTCGAAAAAACTTATTGGTAAGTAATGCACCTCTACCAACAGTCATTTCATTCATATCTTTTTCCATCTCAGGAGCAGGAGATAGAGCAGGCAAAGAATCAATAACAATTGCATCTACTGACTTTGATTCAGCAAATTCAATTACAGCCTGATACGCCTCTTCCATAATATTTGTTTCAATAACAATTACCCTAGAAGTGTCTACCCCACACATTTCTGCATAGTCAGGTACCCATTGTTCTGCGGCTACCCACACTGTTGTGTGTTCTGGGTTTAACTTTTGATTTGCTGCAATAGTTTTTAAAGCAACTGCAGTTTTTCCGTGAGAAGGTTCTCCTATTAATTCATTCCATTGATTTCCAGGAAATCCCCCTCCAAGAACATAGTCCAACGTAGTGGAACCAGAAGTAATGCGAGGAACCAAATCGCTGCGAATGTCGGACGCAATAACAACTACATTGTTACCAAATTTTTTGTTAAGTTGAGCAACAATCTTTTTGGCTTCGTCATTCATTACTCTATTCTCCCAATAATTCCTTGTGGATTCCAATTACTTTGAGTGTCATTACCTAAAGAAGATTTTATATTTCCTTCTACTTTTGCACCAGTTAGTGAACCAAATTTACTTCCTGATTGTTGTAAAGGATACCCACAGTCGTAACATCTTGGAGCAGCGTTTTGAACAGCCATATAATTATTACTATTGCAGTCAGGACATAACTGAGTTTGACCTGTGCTTCCAATACGAATGCTTGGTTGTTGAGGTTGTGGTGGAACATAAGGTGTCATAGGTTGTTGTGATGGTGGCATTGGAATATCTGCAGGGCGTGTAACTGGTGCTGCAGGTTGCACACCTAATTGTTTAGACCACCAGTCTGCGTTGCTCATTTTGCTTCTCCCCATTTGTCTACTATTTTTACATCGGCAATTAGTGGAACAATAATTGCTGGGATGTGTACGCCTTCCATTGATTCCCTAACTGCTTCGGCAACAGATTCTGCTAGATCTTCACGAGCAACTGTAACAAGTTCATCATGCACAGTCAAAATTACATTGGCATCAGGTTCTGTTACTAAACAAGAGTGGGCTCTAATAATTGCTAACTTCATTAAATCTGCTGCTGATCCTTGAATTACTGTGTTAAACGCTTGTCTTTCAGCCCTTGCTCTTAAACCTATCTCTTTACTTTTTAAATCTGGCAAGTATCTTCTGCGTCCATACACGGTGGGAACATACGGAACTGGACTTTTTGCCAAGGCTTGTCTAATAATTTTGGCTTTATATTTTGATATATCGTGAAATTTTTCTGTAAATCTATTTAATAAATTTTTTGCATCAGTAACTGTACAGCCAATACTTGCTGCAATTTTTTCTGGGCCAACACCGTAAGCAATCGAAAGAACAAGAACCTTTCCCGCTTTACGATCTACTCCCATTGTATTGCCAATTGTTGTGTAGATATCTTCTCCATCTAAATAGTTTTTTACCATAATTGGATCTTTAGAAAAAGAAGCAATAATTCTAGGTTCAATCTGAGAGTAATCAGCAACTATTAATTTATATCCAGGAGGTGCAACAAATAAGTTTCTAATTAACTTTCCGTACTCTCCTGCACTAGGTATGTTTTGTAAGTTTGGATCGCTGCTGGAGAATCTGCCAGTTTCTGCTCCGTGGGCTTTAAAGTTAGTATGAACTCTGCCATTAATTAACAAACTTTTTTTATCAAAAACTTTTTCCTTACCCATTGTAGTTCTTGTAACTTCTCCACCTAAATATGGCATAACGTAAGTTGTCATTAACTTATTTAAATCTTGATACTCAAGGATTGCATCTACTAATTCATCTTTAGACCTATAAAATTCAAGGGCATCTGATGAAACAGAGTAATGATAGATAGTTAAATTACTTGCATCAGTTGCTGCAACGGCTTGTCCTCTTGCGGTAAGGGCTACCCGTACACGTAAGTTTGGTTTAATGCCACGACCCTCTGGTTTAGGAGAGAACAACAATTCTTGCTTTTCTTTCACTGAATTCATAGCAAAAGGTTTGCCAGTTAGTTTCCAAGCCTTAGCCTTTGCTAAATCAATGTCTTTTTCAAGACTTGCTTTTAAAGAAGTAAGTTCTTTTACATCAATTGTTGCACCAGTTAATTCCATATCACATAGTGCTGGAATTAATCCCATTTCTAAATCCCATACATCTTTTAATCCATTTTGTAATTTTGGAGAAAAAGTTTTATATAAATTCCAAGTTACTTCTGCATCTATTCCTGCATATTTAGCCACGACAGAAAAAGCATGAGCCTCAACTTCTGCACCTACGCCTTTTTCTACTTTTAAACTTAACTCTCTTTCGGCACAAGCAGCAAGATTTAAGGCTATTCTATTTCTATTGTCGATAATAAATGCTGCCATTAAAGTATCAAAAAATGGTTTTGAAGGAACGACTCCACGATAATATTTAGCAATTGATTTTAAATCAAATTTAACGTTGTGTCCTATTTTTAGTTTGTCACTAAAAAACAATGGTTTTAATGCTTGGAACACTTCTCCAGGTAGTAACTGTTCTGGTGGTAAATCAAATACTGGTTTCCATTTTGCTTGGTTTTTAGAATAGTCGGCATCTGTTAAAGGTTTACCAGCAACTGCCTTGCGTTGACCACTTAACAAAAGTTCTTTATCCCAACGTAAAAATTCCCCGTTAGGATGACCCATAGGAATTACGTCTGTTCTTCCTTCTGTTGCTAAAGAGATCCACAACACATCGTTTACTACGGGTTGGATTCTATTTTCTCCAACTGTTTCTACATCAAATGCGAATGCACTTACTGATGAATAATACTCGACTAGATCTTTTAGTTGTTCTTTAGTTTTAATAATATTCATATAGTTATTCTCTTGCCATTTGAATATAGCCACCCTTGACAGTAGATAATACTTGAAGAGATTGTCCTGAAAAATTTAATAAGTCTTTATCAGTTGCTTGATTTACTACTAAATCATACTTAGTTCTTTTAAAAGGAACATACTGTGCTAATGGGGTTCCTTTTTTTATTAACACTTCTTTTGTATCATCAAAATAACAAATCTGTTGATTTAATTCACCGTAAACATCAGTATCAATAATTCCTGGTAGAATAGACCACTCACTATTACTGTGATAATACATGGGTAGTTGTAAAAGAGAATAACCTTTTGGAGTTACTGCTCTCCATGGAGAATTTAATTTAAAAAGTTTAGTTAATTTTCTTCCTTGAAAAATATAATCAGCATGATTTACAAACTGTTCGTTATCGTGTTGACTAATAGTGTATGGATTTCCTTCCCTTCCTGTTCTCCAAGACCATTCATCAGTACTTTTATTGTATATAAGTGACATATCACACCACGCTGGTATAACAAATCCTTGACTAAAGTAATGTGCCATTGAGGGACAAACTTTTGCAGTGGGTCCTTTTCTTATGCTAGACCAGTCTTCTTTATTTTCAACGTATGGAGGAATTGTTTTCCACCAATTTGGTAAAAATTTATTAGATGGTTGCGGCTGAATTAAAGGATCCTGAGTAATTCCAGGAACAGTTCCTATAAATTTAACTTTTACATTATCAAAACTTTTTTTACTAAACATTTTTCTCCTGTATAAATAAGGTGGTGGAGCCTGAAAACGGAAATAAACAGGCTCCGCCACATTGGAATCTTGGTTAAACCAAGGAACGAGCAATCTTAAGCATTTCGGAGCGAGGGGTCTCTCGAATTACTTCGGCTGTATACGGAACAGCCCGTGCTACTAGTTCTTGAACCTCATCGAGGTTCAACTTCCATTCCTCCGCTAGGTCACGACCACGAACAAACTCCATAGTGTAGTTTGTTGTAGGCCCTGTACCCATCCGAGAAATTTCCCAGAACTCTTTTGACAGAGGTCCTTTGCGCTCATCTTCATGAGACTTTTTAATTAGTCTTGCAAGTGTTGGAGGTGCTGTAAGGATCTGCACACCCTGTGCTTCGCCAGTTAACACAAGCACATTAAATGCAAAACGTGAACGTGGTTTACTTCCAAGAATGTCAGTAAATGGATCATTTTCTGCTAAAGCAACAAAAGATTTTTTGCCAGTTGGACGTTCAATCCAATGCTGCTCATAGACACGGAAAGGTCCGTCTTCTAAGAATTTGATTAATTGTGGTTGTTCAGAAAAACGAAACTCTGTTGGAAACTCTGAAGAGTTCTCAGTTAAAAGAGCCTCTGCTGCTTCCCAACCTTGTTGAACTGTAGTACCAATCTTTGGTTCTGCAGTTTCACTATCTTCATCTAAATAATTTGCAGGATTTTCTGCAACATCATTTGTTGGTTTGGTTATTGGCATTTGTTTCTTCTTTCGGTAATGAGGCACGGAGAATGTTGTATCGCTGTACAAACTTAATCACTACTGGCTCTCTAGGTTTGTGATTTCCTTCCATCGACTTATTAAAGCCTCTGTTAGGTCATCTTGGTTAGACCACTCTACACGAGCAGACCCTAGTAATCCACGTTTTGAAAACTCTTCAATAGCGGACTCAATTAATGGTCTGGTGTACACCCTATTTCCTCCAATTTTTTCTCCCTTTAAAGTTTTAGACCGAAGTCTATAAGGTGCTCTAGGTATGTAGCCTTTTCTTTCCCATAAGCGAACAGTAACAATTGTTTTTTCTAACGCTAGTGCTAATGCACTAATAGTAAAAACCTCTGTTTCTTTTCCACTTAATGTTTTAATGATCGGATTTGCATCCCAACCATTACTCTCCCCGTTTTTACGGCGAGAAACTTTTGGATCTTCTTCACGGCGTTTTCTTTTAGAACCTGGAATGTATTCCAAATCAGCAAACGCTTCTAAAATCTCATCGTCTCCACGTAATCCAGCCATAATTATCTCTTATTTAAAATCAAAGCCCATACAATTTTTTGTGGATACATTAAGTCAACCTCTTCTTCAGTTAACTTTCCCTCATACAATGCGGCCATTAAAGCATCTTCATCAATAATCTGAATAGTTTTATACAACTCAGTTTCAAGACCTTTAGACACAATTAAATTATCAGCCATTTGTGGATCAATTTTACGAGACACTCTTCTTTGTTTTTGTAACATGGTTACACCATCTATTTCATTTGGAAGTTCTACAAAAATATTTCCATTGCCATCGACTTCACCCTTGGTGTCTACAACTTCAAATATTTTTTCTTTGAGCAGTTTTAATTCTGACTCAAAATACTCAACTTGTTTTTTAAAAAATATATATTGCTTAGCCTGTGCTTCAAGGTCATCTATTGAAGCCACCCTAGGTTCTTCTTCTTTTATTCTTGCCATGTTAACCCCCTCAAGGTCTCTGTTGTTGTAGGAAACTTATCAGACTTCCCACGGTTAGGTCAATTCCTCCTTTAGAATTGATTCCCGTTCCATCCATTACTGCGTCTGCTACTGCATTTTTTTGTTGAAGCATTTCAAATTGTCGTTCTTCAATAGAGTCTTTTACAATAATATCTTGAATAATTATGCTTGGCCATCTACTTGATGCTCGTTTAATTCGTCCATTTCTTTGTACGGCTAAACCCGCAGACCAAGGCAGATCATAGTTTATTAACAAATTTGCAATAGGTAAATCTACACCGTAGCCACCTGCATCTGATGAAATAAACACACGACAATCTGGGTCTGTAAGAAACTTTTCTTTACTTGCTTCTTTCTCTTTTGCATTCATACTTCCCGTATATATAGT